TCATGCAGCCTCTCCGATGTCGCCGGTCAGCATTTCGCGGGCGAGGCCGCCGAGGCCGTCGACACGGAGCCGCACCTTCAGGCCGTCTATGCCGATGTCAACGCGCTCGACCAGCAGCGCCAGAATGCGGGCCTGCTCGGCGGGGAAGAGTTCGTCCCAGAGCGGATCGAGGCGGGTCAGTGCGTCACCGGCATCGGCTTCAGTGACCTCACCATCCTGCGTGCGTGCCGCCTTCCATGTGCCCGCCACAATCTCGGGCTGACGGAACACAGCGCGGAGCTGGTCGATGACGGCGGTTTCAATTTCGCCCGCCGGAACACGGCTTACCGGGCATGATCCTGCACCGTGCTTCAAAACCGTCTGGCTGACATAGTATCGGTAAAGCTTGCCGCCCTTGCGGGTGTGGGTCGGCGAGAACGCGGCACCATCGGGTCCGAACAGCAGCCCCTTCAGCAGCGCAGGCGTGTCTGCCCGTGTGCGGGCGGCGCGCTTCCGGGGGCTCTCCTGCAGGATCGCATGGACACGGTCCCACGTCTCGCGGTCGATGATGGCATCGTGCTCGCCGGGGTAGCTGGCGCCCTTGTGGACCGCCTCGCCGATGTAGGCGCGGTTGCTGAGCATCCGGTAGATGTATTTCTTGTCGATCCGGTTGCCGCGCGGCGTCCGGAGGTTCCTCGTGCCGACCTCCCGCGCCAGTTCCGTGCAGGACCCGATCTCAAGAAAGCGGTCGTAAATCCAGCGCACATGCGTTGCGGCTTCTTCGTCGACCACCAGTTTCCGATTCCCGACGCGATAGCCGTAGGGCGGCACCCCGCCCATCCACATGCCCTTCCGGCGAGAGGCAGCGACCTTGTCGCGGATGCGCTCGGCTGTGACCTCGCGCTCGAACTGGGCGAAGGACAGCAGGATGTTCAGCGTCAGCCGACCCATCGACGTGGTGGTATTGAACGACTGGGTGACGGAGACGAAGGTCACGCCGTTTCGGTCAAAGACCTCGACCAGCTTGGAAAAATCCATCAGCGAGCGCGACAGGCGGTCGATCTTGTAAACGACGACGACATCGACCAGCCCGTCTTCGATATCAGTCAGCAGCCGTTTCAAGCCGGGACGCTCCAACGTGCCGCCGGATACGCCACCGTCATCATACTGATCGCGGACCAGCACCCAGCCCTCGGAGCGCTGGCTGGCGATGTAAGCCTCGCAGGCCTCCCTTTGGGCGTGCAGGCTGTTGAACTCCTGCTCCAGCCCTTCTTCGGAGGATTTCCGGGTGTAGACGGCGCAGCGCAGTTTTCTGACAATGGGTTTGGTCATGCGCCCCTCCGGAGGTTTTTCAGGCCAAAGAACACCCAGCCGTTCCAGCGCGTGCCGGTGATCGCGCGGGCAATGGCAGAGAGCGACTTGTAGGGCCGTCCCTGCCAGTTGAAACCGTCAGAAGTGACCGTGACGATCTGCTCGACACCCTGCCATTCGCGGATCAACCGCGTGCCGGTGATGGGCATCAGATCGGCGCGGATCCGGCTTTTCTTGCGATCACCTCCGTCCAGTTCTTCGCCAAGCCGTTCCAGCCGCCGGATCGTTTCGGGCTTCAGCCCGCCATAGGCCAGTTCTTGAATGCGATAGGCCAACCGGCTTTCGAGATACCGACGATTGAATGGCGGTGGCTCGCTGTCGAACAACGCGCGCCATTGCTGCTTTAACTCAGGTGTTGGGGTGGTCTTCAGCGCCGCCAGGCGGGCAGGGATGGGATCGGTCATGCTAATCTCCGTTTTGAGGTGGTTGCATGAGCGCTCTGGTCGGGCGAGTTGTGTAGCGGAAATTCTCCATCCTTCGCAGATACTTGGTCTGCGTCTCTCATGTGCAGCCGGACCAGCCCAAGCGCCAGAATGCGGCAGAGTTCAGCACGGCGTTCGAGGGGCTTGAGGTGGCATGGATTCAGCGCGTTCCCGCTACAAAACAGTGATCGGTTCATTGGAGCGCCTTATCGGTGTTCATGTCATGACGCAGGCACAAGCCACTCCACCCCCGTCCTCTAGCAACAGTTGCAGGTCGAAAGCCGCGCTGCCGCAAAGCTTCTCCAAGCGACTTGATTGATCCAACCGCACAGCCTGTTTGTTCGGCCCATGATTTCCAGTTCGAGAAAAGCGCTTTTGAGGATGCACGAAGCTCAGTCCCCTGATTGCAGCACTCAGCGATCCACTGTCCGACCAGATCTTCATCCTCAAAGTACTGTCTGGCCGCAGTGAGAATACATTCCGGCGGTGCTAGGCCCATGCGCTGCCAGTCCGTGCATCCATCAAGCATCCAACGAAGAATGCCATCACGTTCGTCTTTTAGCTTATCCACGAGCAGCAGATCGCGCTTTTCAGCAGGAATTGTGATATCAAATGGAACGAGATGCAGGCGCCGCCGCATGGCCTCCCCACATCCTGAGAGTTGAGGGCGGTGATTGCCTGCGATGACAAGTTTGAATTGTGGCGTGAACTCGAAGTGGTCCTGTCGCATGAAGTTGGCCCGGACTTTTTCACCGCCAGTAACGCTCTTTATGCGGCCTTCGGCCCAGCTGTGGCCCTGTTCCGTCTCTGGAACCACTACGAGGCGTGCGGCGCGGAGACCAGCCAGTTCCGTGAGGTGGCGCGTGCCACGTGTTGACATGAAAGTGTCAAGCGTTGCAGTCGCGGCATAGTCACCGAGAACATGGGCAATCGTGCTAAGAAATACCGATTTGCCGTTGGCGCCGTCGCCATGCAAAAACGCAAAGCTCTGCTCCTGCGTCGAGCCGGTCAGGCAGTAACCTGCCAGTCGGCGGAGATAAGATGCCAGAGCCTTGTTTGCGCCGGTGATCTCGTCGAGGAACGTTAGCCATCGAGGGCAATTGCCTTTTGCGGAGGCGTTCGTCATCTGGGTCAACATGAGCTCTGCGCTTTGCGGAAGGATTTCACCGGTTTCCAGATCAATCATGCCCGAGGGCGTGTTGAGCAGCATTGGGTGTGCGTCCCAGTCAGAGGCCTGCGTGGCAATGCGCGGGTCGCAGGTGACAATACGTAGGCTGGCTGCAATCGTCCGGTCGCTGGCGATGCGGCGGGCCTCAGCTGGTCGATCACAGTCAGCGGCAGCAGCACGACAGATCATGCGGGCGAGTTCGCGCGCCCCGCCGGTCATGTCGCGCGTCCAGACCTGACCGGTCCAATGGAACCAGGCACCCCACTGTGCGACATGCTTCCAATTTGCTCCGTGTTGGTGAGCATAGAGGTCGGCAATGGCATCTTCGCTCTGCTCGGGCGCGACAACCTCTCGGCTGGAATCGCGATTCATAGATGGCATTGGCCCATTTTTCCTGATGTCCAATTGCAGCAGGGCTTTGAATTCACGATCAAGCCGATCTTCACCCCAAGGCGGGACAATCATTGCCTCGTTATGATCACATGTTGCGCGCCATGCCTCGTCCAGTGTGCAAGCCCGTCGCCTAGCATTCCGGATCCAGTGTCCCATCACTTTCGACAGGGCCTCGAAGCGGGTTATATCATCCACCGCACCAGAGTGAATCTGACGTGTCGCAAGGTCCATTGTGGTTGGGCTCGGCGCGGTATGATATGTACCGCCTGAGCTGATCTGAGGCGATACCAAGGAGGGCATTTCGCGGACAGCCTCCGCCAACTCTTCCAAATCGTAGTCGCAGTCGTCGCTTTCGATAATGCGCACGAGAGCTTTGACGCCATTCTTGCCATGGATGGTTCCGGCCACGCGGATGGGCTGCGCAAGGGTTTTGAAGGCAGTGTCTCCACCAAGCTTGATTGCAAGATTCTCGCGCAGGCCACGAACCCGCTCGAGATCGGAACCGGATGCCGCCTCGGTGAGGCGCCAGTAGAGATGGCACTTTTGCTGTCCGGCATCGGTTATGCCGCCAGAAGCGATTTCGAGTGATGGTTTGCCCAGATGATGGACAGCATGCGCACGCTTGCCATTGATGTCACCTTTATCCAGATCGATGACGATCACACAGGTTTCCAAGATGTTTTTGGCACGGGCCGATTTGTCCGGTCCAACAGTGCACGGCACGACATAGACGCCGCAGCCTTGATCGGCCGCCGTGGCCGCCTTGGACATCAAGAAGCCGGGAAGTTGCGCGATGTCCGGAAAGGATTGATAAGGGTTTTGCCGCGCCATGCCAGTTTCGGACAGGATCCGAACTGGAACGAATCCGTCAACATATCGAAAAACTGCGTCGCAATAGATCGCGATGACATCAGGATCGATAACGGGTGGTGAAGACTGCCTGGGATCGCAGGTCATTGGAGACTTCCAGCGCTGCTACGATGGCGATTTTCGTAATCAAGGATATCCTGGACGCGGTACCGGACGGAGCCACCGATTATGCTGAACTCAGGCCCCTTCAGCAGGCTGCGCCATCTCTGAAGAGTGCGAGATGAAATGTCCCAATGATCCGCAAGCACCGCTTCGGTGACAAAGCTCGATGTTGGTCTTTCGCTTATCGGTATGTCATTCTGATTGCGCATTGGGCTGCCCTTGCGGTTTGCAGGTATGCCCTCAGGATAGATTTGCTGATGCGTGAATTCTCCTGTTGTGACGTGACAAGATTTGATCCTCACGTGACAACAATCACGAGGACCGTAGTCAATTTGGGTAAGTCAAGGGGCTACGACGTGACAAAAGCACTCTGCGACGTGACACGCCATTACGAGAGGTCATCAGTGTACCAACTTGGCTACTCTATGATTCTTCGTCAATCAGGACGATTGAAGGTGCGAGTCTGTAGCCTTGAGGCGATCTCGTCTGGATGAATCTGTCTGAAGCCAGTTCTTCGCCATGCAACAGCTTGTAGCTCTCACTGATTATATGCCGGCAGCGCTTCACCTGTTGCCGAATGGTGCTCTTTGGCTTGCTTTGCCTTGCGGCCAGCGTTCCTGAAGCAACATAGCGGTAATCGCTCGGTGACCGGAGAGTGATCAGGTCCTCCAAGAATGTCGGTTTCAAATCGGTGGGTACGATGGCCGGAGGGCCGGTCAGAACACAAAGTCCACGGATATTGACAACCGGGGAACCATCTTCATTTGCGAATACGACCCGCAACGGATCCTCAGGATTAAGAACCAGATCAACTTCATCTTCTGGCTTAGTTTCTGGCAGTCGGGTCTCGACCGCTGGGGGGGTAGTAAGGGAAGGGTTTAGCCCTTCTCTTCGCTGCCCAATAATGAGAGCGACGAGTGACGTCCCCGGTAGTTTGCCATGAAGGATATCGCGAAGCCGCTCGCGTAGAACCCCCTCCAGAACCTGCTCGACATTCTTGCCATGGCGCATATGCATTGCGACAGATTGATCAAGAACCGATTGCTTCGATTGCTCGGGGTGACCATCAGCGATCCTCGCAAACTCGGTACCGAATGCCATCAGAAAAGCTCGCTGATCGCCAGTGCATAAACTCAAGGCGTGGCGGGTCCATTCGACAGCTATCGTCTGTGATTGCAGATTATAGCGTGGATCATAGAGGACGTCGGTCGCATAGTCGGTGGCAAAATCATAACTTCCGAGACCAGCTGCCAGAAGGGCAAAGCGTCTGTCGAGACACTGTGAACACGCACCACAATGCGTGTGTAGTGTGGTCTGTTCGCGGATGCTGGTGCAACTGACGCTTATGGGGATCTGCGCCGTACCGTTGTGTTGAGCTATTCGTTCGACCACGTCGCGCTTGGTCAGCCAGCAGTATTGGTTTTCGATCGACACATGGTCTGGCCCTAGATGTTTCATGAGCGCGTTCAGCTTACGTAGAGACAGGGGGTGTGTTGTTCGCGTCGCCATTGTGCCCACAACTTGTGAGCTGATCGGAAGGTTGTGACTGATCACGCCGTTTTCATAGAAACTCAGACGTTGTGCTCCGAATGACTTGGCCACCAATTGCCCGAGAGCGGCAAATAAAAAGGACCTTGAACGTTGCGAGGAGTCACTTGCCTCTTGGCCGACCCGACGAGCCAGAACATGGATGTGCAAGACGCGCCCTTCGAACCTATGCGCCAGATACTCACCAAGCTTGACTTGTCGAGAGATGGCCTTTTGCGCAGATCGGTGGGTGAGCAGGATGACCTTCTTCGAGGATGTGGACAACGCCTCTAGGGCCCCGGCAAAAGAATCCAGACCGCCCGAGAACAAGATGACCTCCTCTGCATCGAATGCTGCGCCATCCGGGGCGAGATCAAGGAACGGCTCCAAAGCGGTGCACTCCGCCTTTTGCGAGAACGTAAAGCTTAGATGGTCATCTGTAAGAAAGCTCACAGCGTCAACGAGAGCTTGCATCACTTCCTTGCGATTCCAGAATGTAGGGTTGCGCACAGGGATCTGAAAATCAAACGAGCGATGCCAGCCTTGGCCCATTCTTTGACGGGTCTCCCCGCCCCGTTTTACGGCGCCGTCCGCGGCAAAGACCGTTGCTGCGATCTCAAGCAAATCTTCATTTAATGGGTCAAGTTCCGCGCATAACTTCGTGCGGATAGGATCGGTTTGCAGGTGAAACGTGCGCTTTGGGCCATCAAGCCGCACGACCAACGGGTCTTGCCTGCCATCGACCTTAATCACTGCCTCAGCCACGCCGCACCTGCCGCGTCCTGAGGTCATCGACGATCTTCTTCAGCGCGACGCTGCCAAAGCGTGCTGCCTCGACCGAGTTGAAGCCGCCATCCCTGTAAAGGGTCTTACCATACCATCCGCCGGAAAATTCGCGAATGATACGGGTGGACTCCCACGCAAATTGATCGAGATCGGATTGGAATGCATTTCTCGCCGCCACATCGGTAAACCGATGCCCGTCTCCGATATGTCGGTCGAGGGTTCGGTCGAGCCAGTAGGATAGAGATCCAGCAACAAGACTGCCAAAAAAGCATCTGGTGTACTCTGAAACGCTTTTGTTCCAGGAGAGTTTGCGCGCTGTTGTCAGCACATCGTCCGGCGTCGCGTCGAAGAGCCCAGGTAGGGTGTCACCGATTGAAGTCGTGAGTGTCTTCGAAAGGGCACGGGCTGCCAGTTCACCAAGATCGCTTCGACCTCCTCCAGCTGCGCGCACCTGATCCAAGCGCCGGGTCGTTGCCGATATAAGATCCAGCAACCCGGGTCGGTCCGGGACGAGTAAGTTCTGTTCCCTCAGAGCGTTCCCAAAATCCTGCGCGCGTGCCGCGGCTGGGATTGCTAAAAGCAGTCTTACGGCTTCGATGAAAACCGGGTCGTCCGTGGCTTGAAGAAGGTCCTTTTCTGCCGCCTGCGCACTGGCTGCAAAAATAGCATTGTGGGGTGCGGTTCCTGCAAGAAGGTCCGCTACCTCGTTCCAGTAGCGCGTTTTTGGCAGAACGCCGAGCGTCGTGTGTCCCATAAGCTCATCGCCCCCTCGCCAATGCTGATCAAGTAAATCCCGGTGGGAATGGCGTGTCAAACATTCCCGCCAATGAGCAAGTAAGTGTTTTTGCAGACCGCGATGCAACAGATGCAACAGATGCAACAGATAAGAACGTTGTATCCCTCACGCGCGCGCGGATGGCTTAATGAAATGATACGTAACATCTGTTGCATCTGTTTTCGCCGATGCCGATTTGGCCCTACTGTTCCTGGTTTTGTTCAGTAGCACATGTTCATTCCCTCAGCTGCATATGGCCGTCACGTACCTACTTCTGTCATGACTGCCAGAGTGGAATGCTGTAGTTTCTGCAGGTCTCTTCCAGCCGAAGCGGGCTCACGTCCCCATACGCGCCCATACGTGAATTTGCGTTAGCTGACCTTCGCTGCGCGCGTCGCGAACTGGTAAAATGCGGACCTTGCTGCCGTTCGCCGTCACGTACCGAAGGTCTGCTTGCTTGGATCATGCGCGTGATGTATTCGATGAGCACGCTCGGCGTTCAAGCAGGGCGATGGAGATTTTATGTCTACGATTGCGGCCCGCCGCTAAGGTCCACGAGATTGGACCGAATTGAACCAAGAGACTTCCGCGCGTAGTGCCGGGAGCCTTTTAGGCTGACGTAAACTCAAGAGACAATCTGTTGAATATCTCAAAACGCGAACAGTGTGTTTTGCACGTTCTGGCGCAGGGTGGAGCCATCCACTTCGAGCGCCGTTCGAACGGCAAGATATGCGACATCCGCTGCTTTACGCGCGACGGCCATGTTCTGGCCGATTGCGGTCTGCGGCTCTTTGATCGCCTCAAAAAGAGGCGGTTCATCAAATCAGCAAACGAACACCCCTACCGTGCAACGCGGCTTGGGCTCGGTTCCGTAAACGCTCAATATGACAATCGCTAAAGGAACGAACAATGACAAAACCAATGATTAAACCAACGACAAACGCTGATGTATCGGCTCTACAAGACGTAGTTGACCAGACGGGGCTATTTCCAAGTGAGATGCTGCCCGACATGCTTGCACCTGTCCTCGCCGCAGAAACCGAGGCATTTTGGTTGACGTGCCATCTCAATGGCGAGGCCGTAGGACTGTGCTACACCGTGCCCGAGGAGATGGCGGACGGGACGTGGAACATGCTCGCGCTCGCGGTTCGACCTGATCTTCAAGGCAAGCGCTTGGGAACCGAGCTGGTGACTGCTGTCGAGCAGCACCTTCGCAGCAAGCACCAGCGCATTCTTATCGTCGATACGTCGGGAACCGATGACTTTTTACTGACACGGAAGTTCTACGCTCAGAACGGCTACAATGAAGAAGCGCGTATCCGAGATTTCTGGGCTGCGGGGGATGACAAAGTGATCTTCCGCAAGGCTCTCTGACAAACCAACGCCCTTCGCCATTTATTGGCGAAGGGCTCTTTTGCAGGCGTTCGTATCAAGCGCAGCATTCGACAAAATGGGCTCTCACCCGACTTTCGTCGCACACGACACGAAAGGCTGCTATTGGGAAACGGCCCCAACTTTGCAAAGCCTGCTTCCTGCGCATTGCCGTCTGTAAAGACTGCGTGCGCTATAGCTGCGCCGAATGGCGTTGGCACACGTGCGGTGAATTCTTCTGGAGAATACACGCCAGTATCCACTGCCTCCAAACTGACCGTAACGGTCAAATGTGACAGCTCTCTTTGGCTCAGGCTTGTTCAGTATCTCGACTGGATTATTTGCTTATTCGACGACGCCAAATTCGTTTGACGCTCATGATTGTGCGCCTTTTCCCAGCAGGTCGAGGATCGTTCGCTAAGTCTGGCTATTCTCGCGTTGGTGGATTTCTCACCCTCCTTTCAGATTGTCGGTACCTGTCGTTGTTTGTCATTTAATGTCATGATTACAATGCATTACTCTCTTTGATATATTTCCTGCAAAGCCGCGCAATTGGCGCAGCTAATCCAAGGCGGGGGTCATGGCAGGGCGCAAGACAGCAAATACGGATACTAGGGCTGGGGCAGGGGCCCGATCCATCGAACAGCGTGCGGTGGCCGATTTGATCCCCTATGCCAATAACGCGCGCAGC